TATTCAGGTAAATATTTGGTAACTGCTATTAGACACCATATAACTGGTGACGGTGTTTATCAATGTATTATTGAAATATCAAAAGAAAGCACACCAGTTCAGTATTCTGCTGGTTAATATATTATTGGGATAAAAATGCAAAATTTTTTAGGTAAAGACAATTTTATTTGGTGGATGGGTGTTATTGTTAATAGAATGGATCCATTAGGACTTGGTCGTTGTCAGGTAAGAATATTTGGCTGGCATGATGATGGGTCTCCTGAATCAGTTATTAAAATACCACTTTCTGATTTACCTTGGGCTCTACCAATCCTACCATTGAATTCATCTAGGTCATTCTCAATACCGGAAGTTGATGATTGGGTAGTGGGTTTCTTCATGGATGGTATGTCAGGTCAATTTCCTGTGATGATGGGTGTAATACCTGGTTACTTTGCGCCTAACCCATATGCTAATTCTAGTATATCAACAGTTTAAGGAATAAATTATGGCAACAGGATCAGGAACGATAACCGAAAATATTATTGGTAATCTAAACACAACTCAAAGTTATACATATGATACTGCAACTGGCTTTGGATCAAATTATAGTCCAGTTTCAGTAAATTTGGGAAGCTTTGAATTATTTAAATACAGCGTTTCAGAAAAATTACCACCAAACTCACCTTTTGCAGTCAATTTAAATAATCCTGGAGTACAAACAACACCACCTTTGGCTAGAGGGTTTTTACCTGGTTCTACTATCGAGTTATTGAATAATAATTTAGACCACGTTTGTGACTTTAAATTTATTATTGATTTAAACATAGATTTAGGATTTGGAGGTTTAGATCCTCTTACTCCTATAAGAAGGGCAATACGAAATGCAAAACTACAAGCAACAAATACGATAAGGGGATTGATAGCAGAAGCAGTTCAAGCAGCCAGAGAACTTATAGATGCTATTTTACAGTCTTTGAATTTTGATCCAAGTGGTCAAATTTCTCTATATTGGTCAATAGGTAAAGATATCTTAAGTGAAGTTCAGTATTGGATCGAGCTTGCAGCGGAAGCTGCTGAAAAAGTTTTATATTATGTATTTTTGGCAAAACAAATTAAAGAATTGATTGATTGGATCAAAAGTTTACCAGCATATTTACAGAAAATTTTGAATGATTGTATTGCTAATTTTAATAAATCACTACAAAATGTAGCCACTCAATTACAATCTATACCAGATCAAATAACAAACCTAACAACAGCACAGATAACTAATTTACAAAATCAATTTACTGCTGCAGGCAATGAAATTATAAATTCTGTTCAGTCACAATCAAGTTCAATACCTGATTCTGTTGCAAGTGCATTGGGTCTGAGTAATAGTGATCCAAATCATTTAGCTCAACTACAATCTGCAATAAGTGCAATACCTAGTGCTGATTCTTTGAATTCACAAACTACATATTATCAATTTTCAACAATGAGATCCGCATAATTATGACAACTAAACCATCTTTTGTTACCGCATTTACTGAGCCAAGGTCTCCAGCAAATACAGAATATCAACCTGTATATCCGTACAATAATGTCACACAAACAAAAGGTGGACATTCACTTGAACTTGATGATACACCAACAAGAGAACGTGTAAGATTACAACACGGAAAAGGAACGTTTTTTGAAATGCATCCTAATGGTGATGAAGTACACAAAATCATTGGTGATGGATATACAATAATTTTAGGCGACCACAATATTAAAATTGGTGTTGATGATGGTAACAAAACAAAAAAATTAAACATTACTGTTTATGGTGATGTTTCCATGAATATTGCAGGTAATAAAATAGAAAATATTGAAGGTAGTTATGAACAGGTTGTAAAAGGAGACTTTACACAAACAGTTCTTGGTTATACTAATATCAATTCTGTTGGTGATATGAAAATAACTGCAGGTTCTGGTAATTTACTTGGTAAAATGACTATTGTTACAAAAGACCATCTTAGAATGGTTGGTGATATTAAGATTAAAGGTGAATTGATTGCAAGCAAGATAACTTCAAGAGGAAGAATTGATGCTCTTAGTGGTATTTCAGCAGGCGCAGAAGGATTTGTCAGTTTACTAGGCGGACTAAGTATTGGATTGCCTGCTGCCATTCCATTGACTATAAATTGCGCAGGTCCTATCAATTCACTTGCATTGGTTTCTAGTCCGGTTGCTAGTTTTGGTGTTATGGCAGCTATATTTGCATCCGATACAGTAAATCAATCATTACGTGCAATACATATACACGATGCACCATTTGGCCCAACATCAGTGCCAATTGAAGGCATAGAAATATCTCCCTCTGGTATTGCTGGAAATGCTGGCGCTGCCGTGGCTGGGACAGTTTAATTAATTATAGGATGAAAAAACATGAGTAGTATATACGCAAGATTAGGATTTAATTCAGCGGATCCATTGACCAATTCGTCAGTACAAGATTTATCGGCTAATGTGACAGTACAATTGAACATGATGCCAAAAATGCTCAATAATTGGCAAACTAAAGATATTGCAGAAGCGAATACTTCTGGTTATTATGTAAATCCTTTAACAGGTACAATATCAAATATTATTTCCATTTCAAATGATATGGCCAATACAACAGATAATATATCAGGTACCTCAGTAAATATTAGTCATTTAATAACCCAAACAGGTAATGTTGCAAATACGATTGCCACAATAACTGCTCCTGGATTCTTATATCATACAAATAAACAATCAAATGTTATTCCACCCGATGTTAATATCAATGAAGTTCATTATGAAACGGCTATGGGATATGGTAAATTAATGATGTATATGGTACATCAATCTGATGGTGTTTCTAATAATTCACCAATTATTGGAAATTTTACTAGTTTGTACACTGGAGATACTTTAAATGTACAGTCTGAATTAGCTAACACATGGGTAACTACGCTGAAAAACAGTATATCTACGTCATCTATTGGCTATCCACCGGTGGTTACACATACTTCTAATATAACATTATCACAGGCACAGTCGATGTATAATGATTTTGCTAATTTGAATAGTACGATGGTAACTTATCGAAATCAAGATAATGCGTTTTTTAATAATTCCAAAGCAATTGTAAGTGATTACAACAAAGCTACACAATTCTCAAATATGGGACAAACAGAGGAATCTTTGGTGATGAACTTTATTGGTTCACCAAAAATCATATCAAGGTTGAATGATACGGCAAATAACTAAAATTCGAAATTTTGCGTTCCGGCCCAAGAATTTTCTCCGACAGTTTTGAAAATCCAAAAAAGCGTTTTACTTTTAGACATAAATAAAGAATGGCAAACTTAACTAAAATATACTCAGATATAGACTTGGCATTCACCAGAAAACCAGGTACGAATGATATCGCTCTTAGTTATGATGCGCAGTCTGTTACACGCTCTATTAGAAATTTATTGTTGACAAACCGCTTTGAAAGACTTTGGAATCCCACTTTAGGTTCAAATGTTAATAGATTATTGTTTGAATTGATTTCTCCTGTAACAGGAAATGCTTTAGAATCTGAAATAACTTCCTTGATTTCAAATTATGAACCAAGAGCAATAGTCGATAAAGTGGTAGTTACACCAGAACCAGATAAAAATGCTTATAGTGTTTATTTAAGTTATTATTTGCAAAATGCAACGCTACCAACAACAGTAACACTTCTTTTAGAGAGAAATAGATAAAATGGCTGGTGCTAATTCAAATATACAAGTAACCGAATTGGATTTTGTTAATATCAAAAACAACCTCAAGACTTATTTAAAGTCTCAAGATGTACTAAAAGATTATAATTATGAAGGTGCTGCATTAAACATTCTTTTAGATGTTTTGGCATATAATACACAATACAATGCTTTTTATCTGAACATGGTTGCCAATGAGATGTTTTTGGATTCAGCATTGGTAAGAAATTCTGTCGTTTCTCAAGCTAAAGTATTGAATTATATACCAAAAAGTGTGAGAGCAC